GATGTGAGGGCGGCAAGTGCAGATAATCCCACAGCAACGCTACCGCTTGATGCGGAAGTCAATACACCACGCATAGTCCCACGACCTATTGCAGTTGAATTTACATGAGCGGCAGTTGTCCAATCTCCATCCATAGATTGGTAACCAACTGCTGTATTTCCATCTGCTTCTGTAGTTGCTCCACTTAGAGCTTGGTATCCTATTGCTACATTTAATTCACCAGATGTAAGTTTATCGCCAGAGTAATTACCTATCAACACATTGGAATCAGCAGTCGTTATATCATGACCAGATTCAAATCCTATTGCAATATTATCAACAGAATTATTCATAACCCCTGCTCCCAGAGCCGCATATCCTATACCTATGTTCCTATCAATGGGAGCACCACCCCAAGACCCGTTACCAGAATACGCTCCGATAAATACATTATCTTGAGAGGTGATATCACCATCCGATGATGCCATAGCCGCATATCCAAGAACTGTATTGCCACTACCTGATTCAATTTGTAGCCCCGCTGAGTAACCAACAGCCGTATTAGCGGCACCAGATGTGAGGGCGGTGAGGGCAGATTTGCCCACAGCCACGCTTCCATCAGCAGTATCACCAGCTAATGCTCCTTGTAAAGCGTTAGCACCTATTGCAACGATATTGCTACAATCTTGGTCAGCCCACGTTCCACCAGCGGCATTGTATCCCATGACAGTATTGTTACTTGAGCCATCTGAAGTTGTACCACCAAACATATCTCCCAGAGCATAAGAGCCAATGGCTGTGTTATTAGCTCCATCCACTAATTCAGATAATGCTCCATATCCTAAAGAAGTATTGTCTGCTCCAGTTGTGATAGCATCAGATGCTTGATAGCCCACAGCCGTGTTTCTCGCACCAGTTGTGAGGGCGGCAAGGGCTGAATATCCCACGGCAACCGTGCCATCTGCATAACTTGGAACACTACCACCTGAATTAGTAATCATTACACCAGCCCCTGCACCAGTACCAATTACAACACATCGTTGAACGGTAGTACCACTTTGCAGAGCCCCTGCTGTTACTCCATCATTAGACCCAATAGCTATATTTGATAAACCAGTGGTTATAGATGCACCAGCCCAAGAACCCAGAGCAACATTCCCATCCCCAGCCGTTATATCTTCAAGAGCTTTATATCCGACAGCGGTATTAGAGTGAGCCGCTAAAGTAGTTCCTGTCCCCATTGCATCTTCACCGATTGCAACATTCGAATCCGCTCCTACATCTCCAAGTACCGCATTACCATCTGCATCATTTGTAAAAGCATTTTTACCAAAAACCGTATTACCAGTATTTCCATCATTATTCGAGAGCGAGATTCGGGAATTGACATCAAATACTGCTACAGTTGTAAGAGAAATGGTCGCATCAGCACTACCAGAAGCCGCTGACTTAAATTGGTGCTGTCCATTTTCTTGTCTGTAAGCCGCCGCTTCATCTGTTACAATATAAGTAGTGTCTCCACCGCTATCTATATATACATTATTTGCCAGCCAAGTAGAACTACCAGCAGATTGGTCGTGAGTTGAAATCAATGCCGACAACCCACCAACTTGTAATGCATCATAAGCGGAGTGATAAGTTTCTGGAGTAACTCCAATTCCGACCTTGCCTGACGAGTCGATACGCATACGTTCAGTTGCTGATGTCCGAAATGTCATAGCATTTCCATCATTCAAATAGGCTATCATACCTTGATACCCAGCCGTACCAGTACCATCTCCAAAGGCAATAGTAGAGTTACCATCTGTAGCTGAAATTATAGACATTCCTCTATTTCCATCACCAGCAATAACAAAATCATCTTGAGCAGAATCATAGCTTGACGGACTCGTAGTTCCAATTCCGACATTGCCTGTGCTATCAAGAGTCATTCGAGTAGTACCTGAAGTTTTATATGTATGGTCTAAACCATTATACACTAATGATTTATAAGCACTTAATGCTCTGTTGATTCCTGTAATCGTACCAGTTGCAGATGTACTTCCGTTAATAGATAATCCTTCATTGGCAGTTCCTATATACACTTCGCCAGCGGATGTGATACGCATATATTCAGTAACAGTACCATTCAACGCTGTTTCAAATGCCATATACGAGTCTTGAGTTGAAGCAGTAGATGTCCAGTCTGTCTCTGTACCTATACTAATTCTACCAGCATCTGCAACAGCAGGAGTAGAACCATCATAATAATATTGATTAAATAATACAGAAGTCTCTGTACCATCCATATCTGCCGCATTAACTGCGTTAGTTAATGTTAGTATATCAAAATTAGCCTTTGCAGTACCAGTTCCACTTATTGCTTCTGTATATGAATATGTACTACTACCAGTTACAGTTAAATCACCTGAAATGGTCAGGTCGCCAGATATTGTTCCGCCACCAGTTAGTGGGGCACTTCTACTTAAATTTCTCATTTAGACATCCCCCTTAGAATAAACCAACGACTTTGAAAGCAGTCTCTGGACCACCAAATACAAATGAATCACAGGCAAATGGGACTATACCACCGGGAGCAAATACCGCAGCCACCGATGCACCGGGGATTACTAATGTTCCACCACCAGCTAATGTAAGTGTTAAATCTTCCGTACCAGCAGGAATAACAACTCCCATCATACCTCTAGTTGTTGAAGAAAATGATACTGCTGTATCATCTGTTGCAGTTTTGATTTCTGCTGAAGTAACCGGGGCACCCGATTCTTTTACACTCCAGCTTTGTAGACCTTTTGCCATCTTGTTCTCCTTTTATGCCTTACCGAGCGTAGCATCTCTCATGGGCATATTTTGTTATATTTATCTTACTGCGAAAGGGCCAATAGGAAACGACATTGAAATCTTCCTTTTGTTACTTTCGTTGTCACCTAACTTACCATAAAATTCTTTCATGTAATATTCTTTTCTCTCAATATCTCCTCTTTTGTCAGCTTCCATAGCTTTTAAATAATCAACTAATGCTAAACTTAACATTCTATTAAGATTTGGGTGAGATGTTTCATCTGGGGTTGCATCTTCCAATGGTATTTGAGTAATTGTAACTCTTTCACCTGCGGCTTCATCCACCAAATCACCAGAAGGACTTGCAGCTGATGTTACAGTACTACCCGCTCCAATCGAACTAATCGTATAATCACCATCATTACTAGCTGAACCCTGTACTCTTATCCTATCTCCACTTGCAAATCCAGACGTTACCCAAGCATTGCCAGAATCATTTATATCTGGATGGTCAAAAGATATTGTTATCCCTGACAAAACAGCAGTTGTAGTCTCTAATGCCTCAGATACAAATGGTTCATTGAGAGCCGTATATTCAATCCTGAGACCATCAGCAATATTCTCATCTGGGTACATTAACTCATTTTGCTGAGTTTTGAATACACCTGATTGCGTTATTCTTTCACTAGAAGAACCACCTAATAATTTATATAAAAGAAGCTCTCTACCTCTTAAATAATAGAACCACTCTCTATCTACATAACTACTCATGGAGAAGTATCTTCAAGTAAGTAATGAGGAGGAGCAACTAATCGTTTAATTCTTTTATATTTACTATCACTAGTATCTTTAATACTGACATGTTCCAAAGCAATCATATCAGCTGGAAATTCATATACATTATCATCACTATCTACAGATTTAATAATATCTTGTTTTCTTACTTTAACTTTTTCTTTAGAATTTGATTGTATAAGATGAATAGCATCTTTTATGTAAGCAATAGCAAGAGTAGTCTCTTTCATATTAGCTCTTTCCATTATTTCTAATACTGTCATATTATTTATCTATCGTTTAAAATACCCGCAACATGAACTTTGACTGTAGAATTTCCTTGAGCCGTTGGGTAACTACCTGTGCTATCCATAGTGCAAGAACGAGCGTGACAATCCTCAACAGTGGCATTGGGAACTTTAACAATTATAACCTCACCAGCTCCTATGAACATCGTTGTTTTTAAATTATACGCAGCTGTTCCAGCGTTAAAGTCTATACCAATACCTTCAGTAGATGTTGTTGAAAGATTCTTTATAATCACCCATTGAAATGTATCAGTAAGAGCAACTGCAGCACCAGAACCAAGATAATCATTACCAGTTCCTAATAAATTTGTACTAGCTCCATTACCAACGGAGACTTCTGCAAATGACCATTTTTCAGCAGAATCAGCTGGGGTGTATCCACTTTTTCCAGCTATACTTGTTTTTATTTCATCTAAAAATATAGATGCTGACAAACCACCATTTGCATTATCTGCCATACTCTACCCCCCACTAGCCTGATTAGCCATAGACATAGCAATCATTTTAGAGTTATTTTTTATATAATTGCTTATTTCCAACTGAGCCCAATCATAATATTTCTTACTTTCAGCTACATAAAGAGCCGCAGTCCCAGAATCTATCTGTGATTGTTGTTGAGCTTTTTGAGCATCTATTTGAGCTTGTTGTATAGCTTCTTGTAATTTTGCTTGAAATTCTACATTTCCATCGTTGAATTCATTTAGTCTATTCTGCATAGATTGGCCATATGCATTTATATAAGTAGAAATTTTTTGTAAAGTTGCATTAGCTAATTCTATATCTTCTTCACCTTCTATAAGGTGAGTAACAGTAGACCACCATTGGTCAAATTCAATTTGGTCTGCGTGAACATCAATAGTATTATCTGTGTCTAAATCATCTACGTCAGTCAGTTCACTCCCATCTCCTGTCACATTAGGGGATGTATATACTGGAGGAGCTCCAATATTAGATAAAGTTGTAGATGCAACTGTGATGTCTGTCTTACTAGATGCTAATTTAGAAAATTCACTTGAAGTTGCATGATATACAACTGCATTTCTTAAATCAGAATCATCATCTATTAGAGAATAATCTACATAAAACACATAACCAGCATTACTTCCATCAGTAACTGGAGCAAAATGAACAGCTCCTTGCTTATGATACCATACTGGATGTTTAGCAGTCGCATATTTTAAACTTGTAGAATCTAAAGCCCATATAGCCTCAGACATTGATATTTCTTTACAACTATATCCATTTCTCTGAACATCATTAATAGAGTCATTTACCGAAAATGAAATTGCACTTCCATCTGTTGAAGCCGATGAGGCTTTCTGTGCAAAGTGTAATAAATTTTTTGGGACGCTTGATACTACGAATTTTTGGGCAGAGATAATAAACTGGTCATTAGCGTCCGTAACCCCAGTGATATTCTCTATATCTAATTCTATGTTTGTTGTTGCCATATTAAATCTCTTAGTTTATGTAGGGGGCCGAAGCCCCCCACACATTTTTATCCTTATATTGAGGTATTAAACTCAAACTTCAGATTAACCGTCTATGTCGTCACCATGCGCCGCGTCTGCAACACTACTAGTTGCGTACCATACTGAACCATCAGTAAATACGCTAATAGAATCGCCAACAGTAGCACCGCTTTTTAAAATGACACCATCTTGGGATGTTGCCGTAGCAGCACCCGCATCAGTTGTAGCCATTTCTTTGTAGACAACTGTATCACCATCGTTAGTTGAACCAGAATCTCCAGTACCACCACTAGAAGATAGACCCCAAGCCATGATATGAACATCGTTTGAAGCTGCTGTCTTTATTACAAACCTAGCCTGCCATCCTGATATATCAACAGACATTTTAGGTAAGTTTATAGTAAAAGCAGAACTTTGGTCTACCATAAAAACTTTTCCAGAGTCTCCTCTTCCAAGTTGTTTGGTAGTCGTCAGTTTCTCTATAAACGTATATCCATGAGATGGATGGCTACCTATTTTTACATTAGCCATTATCTACCTCCTTAACTTGCTGAAGTAGTCATGACACCAGTTGCACCAGTACCTTCTGGAATAGCCCACATCCTAACTAACCATTCACCATCTGAAGGTGCGAAGAAGTGAATCATACTTCCAGCTCCTAAAAAGTTAGTGTCAGCAGCAGCTGCAGTGTATATCAACTTAATTGAAGTTGGTGTACCTAATGTCCCCAATGTTTCTATAGAAGAGGCAGTAGCTCCATTAATAAGACCTACTACTTGTTTTGCAAAAACGGGGCTTGTGTCAACTGTGGAAGCCGCAACAACAGCAGCACCTCTTGTGAAAATAGTGGTAGCACCAGTTTGGTCTATATCTCCAGTAATTTCCATAGCAAGATGTGTACCTTTTACTGCATCTGGAAGATATACTGAACCAGCAGCTCCCCCATCATGAGCATAAGTATTCACTGCATTAGGAGCTAGAGTTGCAGCTAAAACATTAGCAGCACTCGCACTCGAAGCAGCAGAATCAGCTTCAGCATCGGTTATGGCTACAGCAGTAGCCGTTAGGTTTCCTTGATGACCAGCACAAAAATCAAGATAAGCCGGAGCTATACCTTTCCAAGCATCTAGTAAGTCATCAGCTTTGTTTTGTCCATACATTGGATTTGCCATTATTCATACCTCCTTTAAGACCAGTACGCATGAGCTTCAGGCATCTGAAACTCCATACCGGCTTCGGTTTGAATTAAGTCAACCCTACGGTCAACGCCACTGTTTTCTAAGGTTTGGACACCTACATAGATAGCCGTATCACGATTTAAACCATTACCAACAAGAGGTCTGTATGAACAATATCTCATGTTACAAGCAAGTAGTTTAACTGGGCTTCCATCTAGGTGAATATTCCGAGCTACATTCATATCACCGTAAGGTGTAGAAATAACACTAATATCAACGCCAAATACCTTCTTTTTAGCTGTCAGAGACATATCAGCTCTGAAGTTTGGTGATACTTCAAGGTTGTTACTGAAGTAACCACTTAGTTTATGTAACCAGTTATAAGTAGCAGTATCGCAGAAAAACAACGATGAATTTGCATTGTTATAACGTGGGTCTAAGTAGTTGCTCAAATCAGATAAGAAATCGTCTTGAGTTTTACTTGCATGCGTCAAACTGAACACATTACCATAACTTGATACATAATCAACAGCACCTTGTGTGTACCATTCGCTACCTGAGTCATATTGAGCACCAAACAAAATACTTTGTTCAATATCATATTTATGCTCAATCAACTTTTCACGCCAAACACGAGACCATTCATTTGGTTCATACTTTAGCACGGTAGCACGAGTAGTGTTATCCATTGCCATAGCTGTTTTCCAAATCTGAGTACGTCCGTATCCTGTCGAGTAGGGTTGGTCTTTCCAAGTTTCTGGGTAACCAGTACCTTGAGCGTGAGCACTTCCAACAACATAAGACCTATAATCTTCAAGGCCTGAACCATTGGTCTCACCCTCACCAGAGATACTTACATTATATGTAGAGTCTCCAGCAGCAGCGGCGGAATTTATTCCAGCAATAACATCATGACCAGCAGTTTTAGTCTTTACAACAGTTCCCTTGATAATAGCGGCCTCACCTTCGCCATGAGCGGTAGGTGGGTTGGTTGATTCATTTTGCAAAGTAACAGTGCTTACTTTTATGATTGCCCATGATGCGGTTTTTTGTTTAACAGATAATGATGCTGTAGCATTAGCAAAATTTATCCTTACCATTTGACCCGGCAAGTAAAATTGCGGCTGAGTTCCCTCTGCTCCAATTTTTACTTCATTACCTGAATTACCAAAAACACTTGATAGATTACCAGAGTGTTTGTAGTCAGCCATCATTTTCACATATACAGTCGTTCCTGCTGTTTCATAACTATCTAATTGAGTATCAATATCTGTACCATCCAGAGTTTCAACCCAAGTAGCATTGTCATTACTAAAAGCAACAGGGTAAGCGTATCGTTTGTGAAAAGAAGGTCTTCGTTCTGTGAATTTGAACTCGGGGTCATCTGTGGGTTTCTTTGCAAGTTTTGATACCATTCGAAAGAAAGGGTCTTGAGCTATTTGTAGTTCAGAAACTCTATCTCCAAAATTATATTTTCTGCGAAGAACACCAGTGTTGAGGTCTTGCCCGTATAGGGGCTGTCCAGTAGAACCACCAGACGAGACATCAGCAGTTGACTCGAGTTGAAATAAGTCAGCCATTTTAGCTTCCTCCTTATTTTAAGTTAAGGCACTTAGCTATTATTTAACTAAATGCCGATTCGAGTTCGGAGTCAATCCCTAAAATAGCATCAAAAACTTGGTCTTCTTCAGTTACTGAAGTAGTACCTGAACTACCAGCCCTAGCGGCTGATTGAGGTTTATTTCTTACCCTTTGCATTTGTTCTTTCATCTCTTGACGAGTTGAATTCGCAACTTGCTTGTCGCGGCCGTCTCTATTCTTTAAAAAGTAAATATCATCAAGAGTTAGTTTTCTTGATTTACTATAATCAATAAACTGACTCCATTCTTCATCCGACATATTATGTTGCTCTTTAAATGAACGTTCTGCACTTTGAGTCTCAGCAACCTTCTGCTGATTCTGCGCAAATCCAGATAGTTTTCTTTGTACTGCACCATCAATAACCGATTGAAGCACTTTCGCTGAACTAGAGTCGCCATCACTGACAGCTTCGTCTGGGTCAAATATAAAATCCTCATCAAGTCCAAGTTGTTCCTTGACACTTTTTGGGGGTTTTCCACCACCCTCAAAATAATCTCTCACATGAGAAATTAAATTAGGGTCTTGCTTCATTGCATTGAGAATAGGTACATAAGGTTCAAGTTCTTTTAGCTCTGTATTTAATTTTCGGGCTTCTACGCTTGAATCAGCATACCTTTTTTCCCAATTATGCTCTCCATTAGAATCTTCTATAGGGCTCATTTCTGAGGTTGCCTGAGATTCTGATTGTTGAACATTTCCAGCTGTGGTCTCTTCTGGCTCCAGTATCCCTTCATTCACCTTTCGGTCAAGAGCTTCAAAAAAATCGTCAGCACTAGGACTTGCACTCTCTTCAGGGCTCTCTACAAATACATCTGTATCAAGGTTGTCTGTTGTAGTTTCAGTCATAATTACTCCTTAATTTATGATATAAACTATAAATAAGTAAACTATTTTATTGCTTGCTTTTTCTTAGCGTCAGCAACCGCTAAACCTAGTTCTTTTATTTTTGTAGTTGTATCACTTTTTAGTTTGTTCCTCAGCATGCTTTGTGCAGCTTCGGTTTCAAGTAAATCTTTTTGTATTTTCATATCAGCGTTTTGTACTTTGCTCTGTATCCCAGATTGTACAAGTTGTCTCTCAAGAGTTTCAATAGTTCCTTCTCTATCAGTGACTATACCACCAAGTTCTTCGAGTTGATTTCTAAGTTGCATATATACACTCTTTCTCTTAATAATTGATTCTTTATTTCTAATATCTGTTTCAGCTATCATAGCTATATCGTCAATAAGACCAGATTGATACCATTTAAAATATTCTTCTAATAATGCCCATCTATTTAATGGTAGAGTAGAACCTCCAACAATTCTTATATCAAAATTAGAAGCTGAATAATCATTCCATTTTTCTATAGCTTCTCCAAAATCATTAAATATAGGTACATTAATCTCTACTGACTTCTCTTCATTTATATTATTTGGCTGTACAATTCTAAATACTTTATGAGCTTGATATGTGTCTTGTGCAAAATCCTTAAAAATCTTTCCTAAGTGTTCAAGTGAAGGCTCTATAATATTCTGCATCCAAGCTTTAATTCTTCTTGTCCCATATTCATCCATAGCAAGTAACCCACGATATGTCTCAGGTGAAGAACCAGTATCCCCTTGCATGGAAGAATAAATACCTGAAGTATATTCCATATCTCTTTTAGCATTTTCAGTAATGCCATAAAAAGCTGAATTTAATGGTAATGGCTGAACGGGTTGTGGTGGTGCAAAACCTTGTCTGTACTTTAACAAAGCACCGGGGGATGATGAGTATTTCTCCCATTCTTCTTCAGGTACAGAACCTTCTTCATACATCCATCTTAAATTAGAAGCTAAGTTAGCATTATGAATCATAATCTGGTGAGCTTTATTTAATTCTCTTTGCTTACCTACTAATGGAGATACAGCTCCTAATGCATATGGAGTTCCTGTATGTTGATATACAAATGGGACTATTGGGTACTCTTTAACTTGTAGAATACTTTCATATAAAAGTTTATCACCAACAACTATACAAAGCTTAATTCTATTTTCATAAAATTTTACTGCATCAACAATATTAACTATTAAGTTTTCATCTTCTTTCATTAAGTTGTATTCAAATTCTGTTACAACTCTGTTCTCAACTCTTGTCCTTGATTCTTCCATCTGACTTAATAAAACAATCTTTCTTTGTTGTATTTCATCATTCATAGATTTTTGAGCTTTTTCTATTTCAAGAAGAGCTCTTTCTTCTATCATTTCACCTTTCTGAACGGCCTCTGCTAATTGCAGTTTTTGTTCTTCTAACTGAACTGCCATCTCTTTTTTAAGACTTGATAAAGTTTCTTCTACTTGCTTTTGTATTTCTTGCATCTCTTGTGGAGAAGGAGGCATATTTACAAATAGATTCATATAAGCAATTTTTTCTTTAAAGTATGATTCGTAATAATCTATAATTTCATCATCATCACCATCTTTAGTGTATGCTGAACTTCTGACATCTGCATTAAATATGATTTCACTATCAACCATATCTCTCTGACTATAATTATTATTTGAGAGATTGCTTGGATTTGCTTTTTTAATTTTTCTTTTATCATCTGGGAACAATCTCATTAATTGTTCTTTAGGCATATCTTTTTTAACAATTATATAACTAGCATCCCTAAATAAAAAGTCTCTTGACGTTGGGTCAACATAAACATCGAATGGATTTACTGAATTAAATACAACTTCTCCCATACCTCTATCTTGGTCAGGGTCAACATCTACTTGCATATATCCTATGCCTTTTACAAGAGCGTCTTGTATTACACTTGAATAGATACTATTCCCATTTGAATTATACCAGCAATAATCAGCTATATCAGAATGAAGAGCAGCTACATCTGAATCACTTCCTTCAGAACCAACTGCCTGCCATCTTGGATTGTTAGCTGTGGCAAAGAATTTCATCATTTCAATAACGGGAGTTATTCTATTAATAACAAAATCAGGCATACCACCAGATTGTAAATCTTCTTTTTCGCTAGCAGTTAACTGGTCACCTAAAAAGAATTCATAACTCTTTTGAGAATCAGTTTCCCACTTTTGTCTTTCTGTTGAATTTGACTTCCTGAAAAGGTCGACAATATTATCTACTAATTTTTTTGACTGTCGTGCCATTAATCTCTAATCTCTACATGAACTAAGTCATCAAAGTTATTATCTGCTATCTCTCCATCAGAGTCCCAGTCGCCACCCCAACGAATCTTTAGACCCATTTGTTTACCAATACCACGAATCATACCACCCATATAATGAAATCTTTCTCTATCATCCCAATCTATAGGATAAGGGGCTAAGTCTACAGCTTTGCCTTCCATATGCCTTGAATATTTAACCTTCGTTGCTCCTTTTTCAAGGAGCTCAGCTTGTCTTTCTTTACTCCGAAGTCCTTCAATAATGGTAACATCCATAATCTTTATAAGCTCATTAAGGACATTTACCAATTTAACATTGACTCCTTTTAATCTTTCTTTCGAGCGTCTACCGAATCTAGGCATTACTTCTTCCTCTGAGAATAAAGTACATTAAGTTTTTTTGGAACAAATGGTTTGATTTTAGGCATAAATGATTGCCAATATGAATGTTTCGGGCCTCCAACATCTACTTCAGTAGAGCCAACTTTAGCTCTTGTTTCAAGTGATGACTTGCCCATGCTTTTAGGATTTTCAATTCTGTGTGTACTTTTACTTGCCATTTATGCTACTACCCAATTTTTTGCTTTCTTTATAGTCTTAAACCACTTTTTCTCTTTATTTTTACTATAATTTGGCGGAAAAGCGTGAATTAATGCGTAATAAAGGCTCTCTATTGTGTCATCGTGACTCATTTTGGGGCCGAAAGTAACAATTTCGTTGATTAAATCAAACATATTTTTCCGAATATGTACCGTTCCCATGCTAAAACGTGCCGAAAGTCCACTATATATACGATTTCTCTTTTGCTGACCACCGGGTTTCTCTGGAATGACTGAAATATGGTACTTGTTTTTAAGTCTTCTTTCTTCATTCAATGCTTGGAATATACTTCTATTCATTGCTACATCTTCTACAGTTGATGAAGTGCAGTTATATTTCTCATGGAGTTCTATTATATAATCTACTACTCCTTTTTTCCCTACTATATCTCCTGTGGAGGGGTCTTTGCTTCCAATAGTGGGTATGCTTCTATGTCTTTCGTATTCTAAAACATATGCATTATTATTTGAATCTACAGCGACTACCATTATAACACTAAAGTCAGAATGTTTAGTATCAATATCTGTAGCTGGGTCACATCCTATAAACACATTTACTGGTATTTCCTCATTGTTAATTATTAAATAATTCATATCACCTTCAGTTTTAAAGTACCCATCCCAGTATATGATATGTTTTCTTGTCCATACTGCATCTTCCTCACTCATTACTTCCATCATATATTCTTGAAAGAATTTCTGTGGTTGTCCTGAATCAGAATAAAACTTCTTTTTTTCCTCAAGCTTTTTCTTATTAAAAAATGATTCCCAAAGAGGAGCTCCTTCATCTGTAATAGCTTTATATGTAATTACTCTCCAAGCAAACTCTCTTTTATCTTCTTTAGCTTTTGCATTATTTGTAAGAAGATTATTAATAAAAGAATCATAATGTACAGGAGTCCCATTAACACGTAGCCTACCAGTGTGGGGCTCAAGAGCAGGATACACCACAGCGGTAACCAGATTTGCGTTCTTATCTCTCGCCTCTGGTGTAATGGTATTTGCTTCATGTTCAAAATCATCAAGTACGATGAGGTCGTATCTTTTGTGGAGCTTTGCTCCTCCACGAATCCCAGCGACATTACTCTTGGAAATGAGTTTGCACCCGTTTGATAACTCAATATCTTCTTCTGTCCATTTTTTGCCTCTTAGATTGCCAAAATAGTATTTTATCCTATCATTGTTTTCTAAATGATGTTTGATATAATCCATATTCCCAACACTAAGCTTTTGTGTAGCAGAAACCCAAGCATAAAATAAGAAATCACTTTTATCTTTACAGAAAACAAAATCCTTTATAATTGATGCTTTTGTTAAGACAGTTTTTCCATGACCGCGAGGTATAATGATTGCAAGTTGTTTTACGTTTCTGTCATCTATAGCATCAGACATTTCATAATGGAAGAAAGGAGTTTCACTTCGCATGAAGTCATCTGGCAAGAATAACTTACCAAATGATATTAGGTCTTTGTGGGCTAGCCGGAGAGCTTCTTCAGCTTTCGTTATGTTCTGGCTGTTTATATTTGCCATCTAAAAACTCTTTAAATTTATCTTCATTATCTTCCATTTCGATATAATCATTGAATACTACTTCAAACCTTCTGAATCTTTCAGACATAAAATAGATAGCTTTTTCTATATCTTCTATACTTCTTCTTAAATCATGCTTGCTGTATGTCTTTTTTTTCTTCATTTTTTAAATATCTTTTTCTTTTCACCATGATATTCATATGCATGACCATTTATTTTTAACAAGTCATTCAAACTACTTTCTTCTCCTTTGATGAATATCTCACCAAGTACCCTTCCATACTTACCAGTACCATGAGACTTTAAAGTAAATTTACCATCATCTGAATTCTCTAACTTATCTTTAGTATATGCTTTAGCTTCTAGACCTTTTACTTTCTCTTCCTTATTCCTTGTTCTTGATTCCCAAGTATCGACACCTACAAACCTTATACGCTTTTTTACAAAAGTATTGAATCCTAAATCTATCAAGGCATCGCAAGTGTCTCCATCTACGACTCTGTCTAACTTAGCATTATATACGAATTTATCTAATTTTCCCAACAGTGGATACCCTCCTTTTTAAATTCTATAGTAGTCCAACCAGTCCTTATAATAGGGAAGAAAGAATATCTGGCGTAATCAGCGTATCTAAGAAATGAACCACCTCTTATGTACCATCTTCTTTTCATCTCTTCTGTGTTATCATCTCCTATAATTAGACTATCCATAGGTTTAACATATAGTTGATGATTATGACCTAAGAAGAATACATCTCCCTGACTATAAACAGCAGCCATCTTATCTAATTCTAAATCACCATTCTTTCCACCAGACTTACCATGGCCAGAAACAAGGTTATAAGAACTACCTTCTACGTTAATCCTTGTATAACCGGGCATTCTGTAATATGGAACACCTATTTCTTTTGCCAATACCTTGCATACATCAAAGTCTAAAATATTAAAAGAACGTATGTAATCATGGTTACCACCTCTGATAAATAAACATTTATCTTTTATTGGTGCTACTAATCTTGCAAACTCTAGGTATTGTTCTTCTGGTGGTATATCTTGACCTCTTTGATTAATTTTATAATGAGGAGGGATTAACTCTAATAAATCACCATTACCAAACCATCTAGCATCGTCATCTTTTTCTATTATATCAATAGCTTCTTGAAGCTTTTTAAAATCATGCTCGACTGCTCCTACATGAACATCTGTAAGACCATGTATCCTTATCCCTTTTCCACCATCTACTTCTAATATTTCACCAGGCTCAACAGCCTTGAGTTCGTAAATATCATCAACAGCAATTTGTATAGAAAAATATCTACTACAATCACCGCATTTATATTCTTGAGTCCTATTGCCAGTTACTAGAATCTTAACACCATTCTTTGTTGTTTTTATAGAATTACACTTAGGGCATCTCATTGGGAGTATCTCCATTTAATTTTTTTTGTCCTTTTGAAGCTCCTTCTAACTCTTCTTGTGAAAATCCTTGAAATACTCCAAGAAGACCTGTCTCTCTCTGTTTGATTACAGAACCTGATGTACCTACAATTTTACCTAGCTCTTTTGTAGATTGTAAAATGATATTGTCATCTTCGCTGTAATCAGCAAGGTTCTTCAATTTGTTTAAGACGTACTTATGGTCAACCCCCATTTCTTTAGCTACGTCTAATACCGACTTTTCTATCTCTTTCATTACTCTCTCCTGTTTTAGTAGTATTGTTGCTTTTTTACTTGCTTTTTGGTCTGACATTTCTTTATACGCATTTTTGTAAGCTTCTACTGCACCCATCCCCACTACAACATTAGTGGCAAAATGCTTTTCTTTATTAGTCACTTTAGTCCTTTCAGTAACTCTCTGACTTGCGTTTTTGATAGTTTTGCTAAAAGTGTACCTATTGCTATGGGAACTAAAGTCAGTATCCATTTTAGTATTAGGTCTGTTAATGAAACTACCTACTACAGTCCTTACCCAACCTTTAGCAAACTTGTAATTTTTCCTGTCATTATGATGGTTTACTTGTTTTGCAACTTTCAATAGCTGAATAATCCTATCGTCATCACTATATACCCAATCACCTTCATCAGCAATTTTCCAGTCTGGATGAACTACTGTATTAGGATGATGCTCTTTAAACTCATCTATATCTTCATAGACATAATGAGTTATATTTTTAATTTTCCTCTTTTCCAACTCTATCTCTTTCTCTCAATGCATATAAATCACTTAACTGCATTACTAAGTTATCTATTAACTCGTTCACTTCTTCTGGGATTAAGAACACTTTATCATCTATTTCTATAGCTTGGTATTTCTTACAGAGAGCTTCAAGTATCTGACTTTGATGCTCAACCGGGAGATTAGATAATTCTTTTAATTCTTTCGCCATAAATTTTACACATTATTATTTAATAATCCCTGACCCTACCACCCTTGAATTTAGACTATATGTCAAGCTATACAAAGAGTTTATTTGACCAAGTTCTTTTAAGAAAAAAATGTAGGATTTTGAAATAGACATATACTTAGCTCGTAAACCTTTCTGGCGGATTATGAAAATCCGTTTTTTAGTTAACCATAAAAGGAGAGTATCAATCATGAGAACGATACAAGTAGTAGTACCAGTAAGTACCGATGAAGGTAAGAAAATAGTCCCTATCGAGGCCAAGGTCTCTGACTCAACCATTACGCATGAAGGTTCAGAGTTCCACCTAGTTCAGCATTCTGGTTCAGGCTTTAGATATTTAGCCGACCCAAAGACTGTTGGTAACCTTGAGAACTCTGACCTTGACCAAGCTATGGATGACTTGGCAGCTGAAGAAGGGTTCTAATCGTAGGACATCTCAAAGAGTGGGGGCCTTCATTGGCCCTCTCTCTTATTGTTTTTTCCTTTCACTTATTATAAGGCAGTATAATGAAACTATTCAAAGAATACTTAGACAATGTAGTAATATATCTTACTATCGGTATCATTTATATTTTAATTAGCAGTAACTTTATATTCTAATAATACAATACAATTCATATTAACTTGGGCATTAACTATTAATCAATAGGGAGCAATAACAATGAAATATATCATTACACTACTATTATTACAAATAGGTGCTATAAACGTATCATATTCAGGTAAACATCATAAGTTTTATTATACTTTAGATGGTAACAAAATGGTATGCAGAAGAACGATTATCTCATATTA